GGATTGTTGGGCAATTTGGTCGATGGTGACTTGTTGCAGATATGTTCTTTTTTCTCGCTTCCATCCAACATAGGATACCATAATCCCCTTCTCTAGCAAATAGTTCGCACCCAACTCCATTTGGTTTTTGAAGTCAGGAATGTAGGTCGAGCGCATCCACTTAAGGAACGACGACACAACAGAAGCTCGCGGCATTGATGCCATAGACGTTGGGAACGCCTTGATGTGGCTGCGCTGGAGGGCTTGGTCAAACAGAGACACATACATGTCAATCCGCTCACCAACCACGTTAACTTCTTGATCTGAAGCACCTTGCCACGGAAATGCGTTTGCTCCGTTCTTGCGAAGATCGTCAGACTTGCCGTCCCAGATATTGCGCCGATCATTATAAGAGCGCAGACATGACTCGAAATAGTATTCAAGATCAATTAGGCAGGTATCATACGCATCAGTTAACGCATTAACGTCTGGTTCTTTGTCAGCGTAAATAAGGGATTCGTCCTCTAGTTCTAGTGATTCGGTCATGATGCGTATTCGTAAAAGTCTTCGGGGTCGGCAGATACTAAGCACACTTTGATGCGTTTGCCAACAAGTTTATTTGATAGGCGGGAAGGGCATTTTACCGGGACTGCCAGCCCATCCATGCGGACGATAACCCAGCTTGGGTTGTTGCAAACACGCATAACAATGAAATCATCATCAATTTGCTGCTCGATAAGGCTATCAAGACTGCATGGTGACTCGTCAATAATTAGCGTTTTCTTTGCAGGTCGCCCCCGTTTTGCTGCTTTAGCTGCTTGTTTTTTCATACTAGTATCCCCCAGACCCGTGAGTTGTAACAAATGATTGACTATTGTCAACGTGATCGAGATTTGCAATGGCGGCGTAGCGACAAACGTCAATTGGATCTTTCCACGCTTCTTTAAGCCCACCTTCGCCAGTGTATTCAGAGAGTGCTTGAATGATGTTCTCGCAGTCGCTGCTGACGTAAAAATGCGGTCTGTTGACGGAATCCAAAGGTCGAGCGGTATCCCATGACATCTTGCCGATCAACGCCTGTAGTCCATCGTCAATATCCAGCCCCGGTGCAGGGATGCAAACCATGCCTGATTCGCTTAAGTCCTCAATGATCGAGGAAGAACCATCCTGCACCTGATACTTTGCAGCCCCAAGGCGAGGGTCTATAAGTCGTTCAAAGATTTCCTCGTCGCCTTCCATCTCTTGTATAGCCTCAATATAGTCACGGATACCAAAGCCTTGTCCTTTAGACCCCGGCCCCGGCATCCACTTCCCGCTTTTCCATTCAGCCCAGTCACCAACGTCAACTCCCGGCCACTCGCGGTAAACCCAGAACGTCCCGCTCTCGTCAATGGCAATCCAGCACATGAACCAGTTCTTCGCCCCAGCAGGGTCGATAACGTGATAGCGCGTGATGTTTTTGGTCGGGATGGAGGCGGGAGGAACCACGTTGACGACCTTGTTAAACTTGGGAAACTTGGTCGCGTGAGACTTCATCGGCACACCGTAGGCCCGAATAAGAATCTCTTCCCTAGTCCTTCCTGAAAGTGTTTCCTTGATGCGTTCGTATCCGCCGAAAGCATTATCCTGAGAATGGAAGTAATGCACTGAGGCATTCAACTTCTTTGACTTCTGGACGTATGGAACTAGCTCTCCATTCAGAAGCTCTGCTGGTCTAGACTCGATTGTCGTTGCGCCATCCAGATACTCCTTGATTACCTCCGTCCAGCCATCAATAGGTGTGAACGTCACCAGCATCTTCGCATTTCTTGTGGCAAGACGGAACCTGAGGGTGTTAATCAATTCTGGCCCTAAAAGGTATTCATCCAGCCATACTCCAATGTTGTGCCAGACATGGTTCTTAGATCCAAGTTCCGCGCCCTCAAGGATGGTAGGGTTATTCTGATACTGGGAATACGTCTTGAAGATGATCTGTGAGCCATTTGGAAGAATCAACGATGAATCAGTGAAGCCCGTCTTCTTCTTGTAGGAGATGTAGGTGTTCGCGCTTGTTTGTTTTGTCTTGAGGTTCTCTGGCAACCAGTCCCATACTGCGCTCTGCTGCTGGCGAATGCTGACCTCGGAAGTCTGGGCGAAGCAGAAGATTTCAGACTTCGGGTTCTCGATAGCCGCACGGACAACGGAGAATGCGCCCCACTGAGTTTTTCCGCTGCGATTTCCACCTAGTGCCAAGATTTCGTTGACCTCAAATAGTTGTTCTTCAGCCTTACTCCAGTGAGGGAGCCTGAACCCGTAGTGATACGGGTCTTTTTCAGCGTTCTCAATCGCCTCATGGTAAACCGAATGAAGCCCGATTAGCTCATCAGGCTCCATTTGCACCATCTCCTCATCAGTGGGTGGCGTTAGGATTGCGTGTTTCCGCCAAATCATAGGATCTCGGCTTCGATTGCGTCTTCCTTGATCTTACTGGCAATGCGGGCCTTTGCGTCAAAGATCATCTTGGCAGCGTCATCGAGGCTAGCTCCCTTGCGATGTTCCACGATTGAGGATGCCATTCCCGTAAGTTGCGCCGCCTTGTCGGTCAAGATGCCCACCGTCACCGCTAGCTTGTCAGGACTGATCTTGGCAAGCTCGTCAGGATTATCAAACAACTGCTGGGAACGCTCAAAGAGCAGGTCTGTATAGTCCTGAGCCGCAATTGCGTATCGCATCGAGAACTCCTTGCGTTTTGTCTCCAGCGTGTCGTTATGACGCCATTGCAGCCCCCTGATGGTCTCTCTGCCGAGTCCCGTCTTCTTTTGGATGTCGGTTATCCTCGCGCCCTGTGCGGCCAGCCACAGGGCCATCGCAGCCTTGTTTGGGGCATAGTGCTCGACGCAGTTTGAAGGATTTAGCTTTGCACGCTCCTTGACCTCAAGAAACCACGCGGACTTGTCTTCTCGCTCGTCAACGTAATCTGCCTTTAGCTTCTCGTTGGGATCAATTGGTGTTGGTTCCGAAGTCACTTGGAGTTCTTAACCTTTACTTTTTTGAAATGCAACGCATTTATTAAAATTTCGTTCCATACCCAAACGCCTTAGCGTAATCAATCGAATCCTTAGATGCTGTTCCAAGGGTCTGCCCAAGACGACGCGACCATTCAGGATCATACTTGCCGGTTTGCAATGTTGCTTGAATGCCATTAGCGGTAAGTAATGCCGTCCCCAACGCTTTTGACGTTTCTCTTTGGAATTGTTCTTGCGTAAGTTCCTTTTGAGACATTTTCCCAAGAAGAGGAAATAATGATCCAGCCCGATACATTGCTGCCGTTGCGCGAGTTCCAATTGAATTCAAAACTGGACCAATAGGAATAAATCCCCTAGCCCCTTTCTCTGTAACAACACCAGTAGGACGAATTCCAGTCCCTTTAGAGACTGTTTGAGTAGCCTCAGTAAGACGGGACGCAGCTGTCATCCTGTTAACAAAATCTTCACCTAATGCAATCTCCATGTTTTGTTTTAACTTTGGATTTGCGGCAACGTCTTTAAGAAAACGATCACCATCCCAAAGCTGCAATCTCATTGCCGTTGAATCAGGATCACCGGGGTAACGAGAAAATACGTGTTCAGCAAAATCTTCTCGAATTGCCTTTTGTTCAGCCGGATTAAGTTTAGAGAACACTTTTTTCACTTGTGCTGGTTCAGCATCATACAACGCTCTCGGGAACTCGCCTCTGGTTATTGACTCTTTGTGTCCATTCAGAACGTCCTTAATCAAAACGTTGCGCCCAAGTTTCTCGGCCTTTTGCTGATTCGATATCCTATTTGCAATGGAGAACTTCATCTCTTTAATTGCATCTTGAGACACAACCCCCTCAAGTTGCTTCAGGTCATCAAACGTAATTTTGGATGAGTCAAGTTTTTGCGCCTTAAAGTAAGACTGTAAATCTTTTAGTTTCCCAACCATTCGTTGCCCATTCACTCCTGTTCCAGAATCAAATAGCTCCCTTACGATTCTTTCATCAAAATTAAACTCATCACCAGAGCCAAGTTGCCTTCCATTTAGGCCAATCTTATTCAAGTAAGACTCTTGCATTGAACGCTCAAATGCAGGGAAGTTTTTTGGATCGTCTCTTTTAATAACCGAAAGGATTAAATTAGTATCTTCCGGTGACTTGTATGCGGCCTTCATAATGTCGCCCGAAGTCATTGTTTTTCCCAACTTAGTTTCTAGAACTTTAGCAAGGTCAGTTTGGGTATAGTCAAGAAAGTTTTGATATTTGTTGGTAGCATCAGACCACTTATCATATAGTCCTTGTTTCTTATAAACATCATCACGAAATTGGGTAACTACTCGTTCCGCTGTGCTTGATGCTCTTTTTAATTCGTTTGCACCACTACCAGCAACTGGGCCAGATGGGGCTTGATCTCGGATGATTCTTACCTGCTCATCTAGTTGGCTAGCACTAAGGGGACCGGAAATTTCTTCAAGTTCTTGGATTTTCCTGCGAGTAATACTCTCGGCTTCCGGGGAAAGTTTCCCGCCGTCAATTTGCTTTTGAAGATCAATAATCTTGTTTGCATTTTGCGGCCTAGCCCTTAAATTACTTATAACCTTTTGTATCTCCGCTGGTCTTGATGCCCCGCCATAAAATGATTTTTCAATCCTTTCAGCTAGCTCAATGGGGTTTACGCTTACAATAGAGTCAGCCTCTTGATAAAAGGAATCGTAAACATCTTTCTTGGCTTGTTCGGCAACAGCCTTTCCCTTTCCAAGCGATTCTTTCAAATACAATGCAGCAGCCCCTTCATCAATCTTAGGTTGATACATTTGTCGCTGCATCTCTTCGCTTGCGCTTCTTTTTAATGTTTCGGCAGTAGCACTATCTGAAATTGCAACTTGTTTTAGATAAAGATTGTTATCGGCCTTTAATGCTTTCTCAGCATCAGCATAAAGCCTGTCTGGAAGAGATTGCCTCAAGACGTTATCATCCATAAATGCTTCAAGTCGTTTTGCTCCAAAAGCAAGATCTTGACCAATCTTGGAGTTTGGAAGGTTCTGAGCCGCACGAAGCATTCTTTCTTGGCTTTCAACACTTCCACTGGCAAATCTCGCAAGGCTTGTTGGATAACCTTCTCTGCTAAGAAACTCTCCAGCCTCGTTAATTAGTTTTGTCCTTTCTGAAACTGCACCTTTTCTCATCGTCGCAACGTCACGAAGAAGTGCGCCGCCAATTTTAGTAACGCCATATTCAATCGGAAGCCCAATCATTGCTTCGGTCGATCTACGCATAATTGAATTGCCGAATCCTTCTCCAGCATTGAGAACGGCTTTAGCAAGAGAATCTTGAATCGTTCCAGCAGCAGTGTATCCAGCAGCACTTCCAATGGCCGTTCCGGCAGGGGTCTTGGACAACGCCGCCCCACCAAGTCCTCCAGCAATAGAACCCGCCATTGGTGCAATTTCACCAATGACATCTATGAAGTCTTTTGATGTCATATCATAACGATCAACTGGGAACCAACTGCTTCCATCATTGATAAGCCTTACTGGCTTACCCATAACGTTCATTGTTTTTACATTAGGTTCGCCATACTTTCCTTTTAGGTATTCGTCTTTAGAAGAGTCGGTTAAGAATGCTAGATTTTTTCGATCTTCCCATCCAAGTTCTGATTGCATATTTACTGGTTGCCCAATAACTGCTGATAATCCCCTAGCCAGCTTATTGTCAATCCCTTCAGAAGTCGTCAATGGAGCCTCCATTGGGTCTTTCTCGCTCAAAAAAGATCCATCAGCAAGTTTCCTTGTGATGTTCTCTTTTTGAGTTCCAATCATTAGGTCAGCCTCGCTTACCAAATCAACATACTGCTGCGCCTTTTGCGTTGCTTTAGCCGCACCAAGCTGATCGCCAGAATCAAATAGCGATTGCGCTTGCTTGCTTAGTAGTTCAAATTCTGAAGTTGCTTGTTGTTTTTGGCCCTCAAGCTCAGAAATTACTTTGATTGACATCTTGATTTAGTTATTGGTTGACCTTCAATGCATCAATCTTATTCTGCATTGCTTGTGCCTCAGGGCTTAGTTGACTTTGCTTTTCTTTATCAAACCTCAAAAGATTTGGGTTGTATTTGGTCCAGTCGTCTCCCGGCCCGCCAGTCCCAGTGTCTGAAATTCCAAGGATTGATCGAGTTTGCTTGTATTCTTTTAGGTAATCGTCAAATACTGGTTTTGAAATCTTTCCATCGTTGAATAGTTTGATTACATCTTCGGGAGTTCCGTTAACCGACTCAAATTGATTCAATGCGGTTTTTTGGACATTTGACACAAGATCATTAGGATTCATCCCAACTTCCATCTTGCCAAACCGATTTTCAAATTTAGGCCATTCCTTTTCAGTAATGGTTCCTCCAGCGGAACCTGTTGGGGACGAAGCCCGCATCTTTCCGATTTCTTCTTTGGATGTCTGGACCCTGATCGTTTCCAAATCCGATGCGATTCGGCCAGCTTCTCCGGCGGGCAAGACTTGACCTAATGTTTGCTGACCTCTTGCGATTAACGGATTTGCAGAAAGAGCGGATTGAATTTGAGGAATTATTTTTGAAGCAGATCCAATAATGGCCCTTGATCTTTCAAACGATTGTTCTTTTTGGGCTTCTTTTGCGGCTTCAGCTTTATCCCCACCGCCGCCGCGAACAATTCGCATTCCTCCACCCGGAATCATTTCGATTGTTTCTCCAGCTTGCCCGCCAATGTCTGTCCCGCTAACCATGAAACTACCATCTGCAAGTGGTCTAGCATTTACTTTAAATCCTTGTGCCGCAAGATTTTGCACTTGCTCCGCAGTCATCCGGGTTTCTGGTTTTTCTGTTTTTGTTGGTTTGAATCCAACATCGTCGTTAACAACAGGAGTGGCAGTTGTTGGAGCTAAAGAAATAGCACCGTCAATTCCCGCAGCTTGTTTGTTAGTGGGGAGTGCAGGCAGGACTCCCGGATCTACTGTGTATTGCTTACCTAGATATGAAACCGTAGTTCCGTCTTGTGAAACAACTCCTTCATTTGCCGGAATGACTGGTCCCTCAACTGTTGGAATATCCATAGGGTGACCGTCTCCTAGCGCACTTGTAATTCCATCAGCTGGAGTTTGTCCGCTAACCTGAATTGGCTCCAAAACTCCGGTTCGTGGATTGCGAACCATTTGCATTACTCCCCCGGGAACATTAACATCAGTAATTGGTCCGGGCTTACGAGCCTCAGCTTCCAACTCGGCTCGCTTTATCAATGCCGATTGAATTCTTTGCCCCTCTTCAATATCAAGTTGCCTCTTCTGCAAACCAAATTCACGTTCTTTATAAGCATTGCTAATTCCAATATTTAACGCTTTCTCAACAGCGTCTGCGGCTGCAACCCGATCTTGCAACGAATTGTTTTTGTCTCCCATTATCATCTGGGCCTCCATAGCAACTGGAGCAAGTGTCGGAAAACTTTTAGCAATGGCATTAGCAACAAGTTCAGCAGACTTTACTCGCTTCTCTTGTTCAGATTGTTGCTTCTTATATTCTCCGAATTGTTTTGCAATCCCTCCAATATCAGCTCCAAGGTTAGCCATGCTCTGACCTTGAATGTCGGCAGCGCGAGCAAAACCTGAGTAGTCCTGCATGAACAGGCTCGGGTCAACGGATGATCCTAATAGTGCCATATTATTTAACGAGTGCGTAATTTACAGCCTTAAAGCCGCCGACTTCTTTAACAGCCTTTGGTGTTTTCTTTTCAACATCTTGAGCCATTACTCCCATTTGCGTTTTGTTGTCACCTTTGTATTTATAGGTGTAAATTGGAAGACCAGCATTAGTTTTCCCGACTTTTTCAATATCAGTTTTTAACCTGCGATCCGAAAGCATAAGCGGAGCCGCAGCCGCAAAACCACTCATTCCACCCGCCGCTCCAATTCCTCCGGCAAGCCCGCCAATAGCAGACCCAATTCCGCCGAACAATCCAGACGAGTAGGATGCTTGTGCTTGCGCGTTAGCTGCTTGAGCCTGAAGTTGATTTTGCCTTTCGGCTGCACCAAGGTTAAGTCCCGTGTCTGGGTTAATCAAGCCCGGAGTCCCGCGACCGATTTGACCCATGCCCATACCGAGCATTTGTTGCCCAGATTGATACGAGAGCGGTTGCTGACTTAGCAGAGCAAGGCCCGGTTGGGTATAAAACCCTTGAGCGGCGTTATACGACTGATTGGCAGCTTGAGCAGCTTCAGCGCGTTTACGAGCCATAACGTCCTCACGCCCCATCGCTTCGCTGACAATGCCAAGGTTGCCTCCAAGCCGTCCAGATGCTTGAAATCCTTCACGCGCTTGCTGTTCGTAACCCCGACGTTCTTGTGGACTGACTCCCTGAGCAGCCGCCCTAGCTCGTTCTGCTTCCTGAGAGAAGCCTTGAACCACTGCCGCTTGTTCTGGCGAAAGACCCTCCATAACACCACGGGTAAGCGGTGCTTGACCAGCCATCTGGCCTAGTTCGCCTTCACGCGCTGCTCCCAGTTGTTGACCGGCTTCTTGCGACGCCATCCGGCTAAGCCCAAACAAGCCTTCTTGACCACCAACGCCGCCCAAAAAGCTAGAAATATCTCCAAGGTTTAGCCCTTGAAACTCTGGACGAAACTGCTTTTCAAATCCAAGGATTTGCGGAAGCGCACCACCATAAGCCGATACGAATTTTGAAATGTCTTTGGCGTAATCCGCTTTCGGAGCCTTTACTTTATCAGGAGAGCTTCCCATATTCTTGTATTATTTGAGTTTTGAGTAAAATTGTTGCATATTGTGAACCCTCACGCGAGGAGAATTCTTAAATTCACGCCGGAATGCGATGTATTCAAAGTCATCGCGGAACTTTCTAAGAGCTTTCCGCATGTCACCAGCGCACATGGTGACAAAGAGTGTGTTGGAATGGTGAATTTCACAGGCTTGCTCTGGGGATTCTTCTCGCGAGTAGAATCCAAAACAGAAGCTATCGGCATCAGAAACGACAACGCCAAAGCATAAGTGCCAATACAAAAGTTTATGAAAGTCTTCGCCATATATTTCTATTGCCTTAGCTAAATATTGGTTCATTAAATCTTAATGCAATAAAGCATCGCGATGTTTACTGGACGAGTATCACCGGGAATTGTTGGAACGCTTGCTGTTTTGGTGATTGATTTATCAGTAGCAACTGTAATCTGTACACTGTTTATAGTTACTCCAGTTACTTCCCCACGAGGCCCTGTTTGACCATCGCCATCGTCTTTGACAAAAGAGAAATCATTATAACCTGCATAAGCAGCTTGTTGTGCGCCAAAAGACCCAGAAGATCCTCCAAAACCCCGAACAAACCGCCCGTTTAAATCAGGAAGATTGAATGTCGTTGACCCATCACCAGCACCATAAATGGTAGAAATGGCAGAAAACAACGATGCGTAAGTTGTGCGGTTGACAGCGGAACCGTTTGCTGCAAGCCAGCCAGTTGGGGCTGAGTTCATAGCGAACGGCATAATAGCACCTGTTGGAACAAGCATATTAGACACTTTTGCTTGAGTTACAGCACCATCTTCAATAGCAATTGTTCTTACTGAATTATTTGCCAATTCATTTGGTGTAATCCCACCAGCCGCAATGGACAGTTTTCCAGAAGCAACTGCAAGAGTTGTGCCAATGATAGCATTAGCTGTAATCGTGCTTTGATCGAGGATGTTGTTCATCTTCGTGCTAGTGATTACGTCGGTAGCCGTAAAAGTGTAACTTGTATCAATTGCGCCCATGCTTTATTTCTGTGAAATGATTTGTCTATTGGTGACGGAACCAGCCACCTTTACTGAGTTGACCTTGGGTGATCCGATAGTCCTTGTCAAGATCATTGTTCCTGTGAAGCCCCTGATGCCACCCAACCTACACCGGATGCTTGCTGTTTCAGCCTCAGTAG